GAAATAGCGTAACCGCCAAAGAAGACAACAGACTGATTAATTAACGTATCTTTTGTAATATTAAATATTTCTTCTACTTCGTCTGGAGAATATTCCATTGGCCGTTGAAAATCAATATTATTACATTTTACATTTTTCATTGGATAGTGTTTATTCAAAAGACGCAAACGTTTATATACCTTCTCCCAACGACCCGTATCCCCTGCAGGCCGACTCAACTCTAAAAACATGGACATACGCAAAAAATTAGGAGGGGTATATAAGATACCATTGACGCGTACTGCGTGTTTTTTAAGAGTATTAAACAATTCCTTAGGTATATATGTAATATCCGCAACAGGTACAAATTGCACAAAGACCTTGTAGGTACCAAAGTGTTGCCCTGCCTTGGCTTCTATTTGCTCAAACCCCTTGCTATGATAAATATCCGCCAACTCTTTTGCATCGTCCATTGCATTGGGAGAGAAGAAATCGTAATCGGGAATATCGGTTTCTTCATCGTAGAATTGGTCATCCTTGGGCAAAATATTATTAATCGCAATACCCCCATATGGAATGAGCCCTTTACGCTTAATAAAATCAGTAACTATGGTCGTCATTTCTTGTATCTTTGGAGACGAAACAACGCGCTTGGCCATTTTCTCTTGCGCTAAATCAATAGACATTCGAAGAATGGCTAATTCACATTCTTCAAACGACATTTTATTATTACATATTTTTTTGGATTTCATCAGCTTGTTATATTATGTATACAAAATATATAATACAACAAAATCAACACAAAGTAGCAAAATAATTAGATAGTGGTGGTTAAATCTTGAAGCTATAAAGCCCACCAGCATCCGCTAATTTTCGCGGAGCATAAGATAATGCAGGGTTGGGGGGCGGGGGCATAGGAATCGTCACTGGGATATATCTCAAATCCGCCGGTTTCAAGCTGAACGCATGCCCAGTCCTATCAAAAAAGGCCGTGTCCTCATTGAGACTATTGTCGATTTGCTGATAACGCATAGCCACCATTTGGCAACCGAGGGCTCTAGACATAAGACCGCTTGGATTATCAGGATTGATACCATCATCAGGTAATACCATCGTCATATTGTGCTTATTAAATTCCTTCAACTCGTCCATATCAGGCGTATACTTGATTCCACTTGTAAATTTAAGCGTTCGCATAAAAACCGAATTACTTGTCATGTTCACATATTCCTTAAATCCCTCATTCTCCATAAAGGCCACATTTGATTTATCCACTATCACGACTATTTTGCCAGCCAAATCCAGAAGCGGCACATTTCCTAAATTTTTGCCTCCATTCTCAAAACTATACTTTTTACCCAACAAATAACTATCCATACTCTCAAATAGGCTGGCAACCGCAGTATACATCTTTTGGTTGTTACTCTTAAACCGCAAATGCAGTATAATAGGGTCATTCGGGTTGGGTGCAGTACTGGTGGAATATGCAAAATTTTTAAAGATAGACAATACTTCAGCAAATTTAACATAGTTGAATGTTTCTTTTACATAAAAGCTATTATTGGTAGATGTAGCCACAATAGGCTCATTGTTCAACGAATAAATCTCAAAGTCAAAGCCGCGAACTCCTTGTTTAAGAAGGTCTTTCAATATACAACTAGAAACCACATTGTTCTTGTAATCACTTACACTACACGCATTATAAGCAGTTTTAATATAGTAGTCTTTCAAGGTATAAGTATAATTATTAGGCGCATCTTTACCAGGATTTTGATTCGTTGTAATGGAGCTAATTTTGCCATCCAGGGAAGAATATATTTTATCCAATTGTTTGCATTCGCTGGGTTCTAAATTATTTATATGATAGTGTTCCCATATAATAAAAACAATAATGGCAATTAAAAGTATGATAATAATAATTGAAGCCATATTTTCATTAAAGGACTTCATTATATTACTTGGGCTCAATGCACTTGCCAGCTGAGTCATAGTATGTTTAATATTTTGTCCAGTTTGTGAAGTTTCCATATCTGTCTGATATAAATAGATATTATATTATCGAAATAAATTAGTTAAATAATATTATTATATATTAATAACGCTATGGCTGGAGGATTACTATCATTAATTAGTGAAGGTCAGCAATCAATTATATTATATGGAAATCCGTCAAAAACTTTTTTCAAAACGACTTATTCTAAAATAACCAATTTTGGAATGCAAAAATTCCGTGTGGATTATGAAGGCGCGCGGACTTTGCAATTAACCGACGAATCAACCTTTACGTTCAAGATACCTAGATATGCCGATTTGTTGATGGACACCTACATATCCGTAGACATGCCCAATATTTGGTCGCCGATTTATCCTCCGACCCCGGAAACAGGCAATAAATGGGCGCCCTATGAATTCAAATGGATAGATAATCTAGGTGCAAAGATGATCAGTAAGGTCACCATCACCTGTGGTAATCAAAAATTACAGGAATTCTCCGGAGACTATTTATTGGCACAAATTGAGCGTGATTTAACTGGACAAAAACGCCTATTATTTAATAACATGAGTGGCGGGTCAATAGATATGTGTGATCCAGCCAGCAGTGGGGCGCGTTTAAATTCGTATCCAAATGCGTTTTATACAACAGCCTCAAGCGGCCCAGAGCCCTCCATTCGTGGACGCACTATTTATATTCCCTTGAATGCCTGGTTCTGTAATAAAACACAAAGCGCATTTCCACTCATTGCGCTACAATACAATGAGTTGTATATTAATATCACCTTTCGCCCAATTAATCAGCTCTTTACTATTCGTGACGTATTTGACCCCTTTTATAATTATCCCTATGTGGCGCCAAATTTCAATTTAGAACATATGCAAATGTATCGTTTTGTGCAACCGCCACCGGATATTTCATTGAATGCAGCAGCATATATTGATAAACGTGCAATATGGAACGCCGACATCCATTTAAATTGTACTTATTGTTTTCTCTCTAATGACGAATCTAGACTCTTTGCAATGAATGAACAAAAATATATATTTAAGCAAGTGCACGAGAATATTTTCTACAATGTCACAGGCCCAAACCGCGTAAAGCTGGATTCCATAGGATTAGTATCGGATTACTTGTTTTATTTTCAACGAAGTGACGCAAATTTGCGCAACGAATGGAGCAATTATACAAACTGGCCGTATAGCTATTTGCCGTCGGACCTGATACCAGCGCCAACAGACGGCAGTTATAATGTGATTGAATTAGACGCGAGTGGGAGTCCAGTTGTTGTACCCATTGGTCCTGGTGTCAATCCAGATGGATATCAAACCGGGCTAATGTTATCTGGAAATTACAATTCGCAAAATATGCGTTCAATTTTAGTTGAGCTTGGAATCTTGTTTGATGGAGAATACAGAGAGAATCTTCAGCCGGCGGGTGTGTACAATTATATTGAAAAATATCTTCGAACGTTAGGATATGCGCCATTTGGGCTGTATTGCTATAGTTATAGTATGAATTCCGGAGCCATATTGTGGGATAATCAGCCTGCAGGCGCAACCAATATGACACGATTTAATAACATTGAGTTGGAGTTTAATACTACCATCCCCCAGTTGGATCCACTGGCACAAGTTCTTACGATTTGCGACCCAGAGAGTGGAGAGATCATAGGCATTAATAAACCAACCTGGCGCATATACGACTACAATTTTGACTTGCACTTTTTTGAAGAGAGAATAAATATAGTTACCTTTGTGGGTGGTAACTGCGGATTGATGTATGCCACATAAGCGGCGTGTATTGATTTTTTCACACAAAATATTATATTATCTATAAATAATATAATACGCACCATGTTTGAACGAAATATTTTAATGAATGACCAAAATATTTTAATTGGGGTTTATGTTTGTTATGTTATTCTTCAAATGTATATTGTGAAAAATTATATATTAAATTGGCAATCATTGATAACGGGAAGCAATGTGGACCAAATGAAATACAATTTAGCCCATAAGTCTGAATTATCCGATGCATTTGCAAAAGAGATTGTATCTAGAATAAAAATGTTAGACCACATGGATTATGCCGACTGGATAAATTACAATAATAAAAATGCGGTTTTTACCTATGATAATTATGAATATGACATTTATATATATGAAAGAGTCCGCAACGGAGTAGCAAACTATTTAACAAATACCCAATATATATTAAGAGCAAATAAAAATGTCGATAATTTAGGATTATCGTACACAGACTTAACCAGGCAAAATAATTATAGTTTTCTCTTTAGTTTATTTACGACAAACCCCGATTTTCTTGAAACTATTTTTCATGGAACACAATATTCTGATGGCACAAACATATACGCGCATTATACAGTGGATGCTGAAACAAACCGCGCAGTAAAGACGAATGAAATCACTGGTGTTTGGAAAAAACAATTAAATAATCAGCATAAATTTGAAGGTGTTATGTTGCTTGGTTATAGTTTGGTAGATGTGGAAAATCAATACGCAAATAAATATTTTAATTTTCTTGAAATCCCTTTCATAGTAATGGTCAGTCTAGGAACGATACTTGCCTCCTTACTTTTATATTATTCTTCGGGTCAGAAGAATTTCTGGATGGCGCTTTTATTTTTATCGGTATCGAATATTTATCTAACCGAATTTATGAATACAACCGAAGGTCTCTCCACCTTACAAGTAGAAAATGACAAATTAAAAGACATTAATGATGGCATATTGAGCATTTCATTTTTAGCGGCAGTAAATATCTACATTTTACAATCATTGAAACAGGTAAAAGACCACAATGACCTACATAACGAATCTGCCTTTTTGTTCACATTGGCCCTTGTGTTATTAATGTTTGCATTATTTAAGAAAGCACAAAATTATAACAAAGTAGATGATATTCGTGTTCACAGAATACAAAAGCAGTTCATGTATAACACCTCCATATTTGTCAATTTATTCATATTGTTTAACTATTTAGTCTATGTTGCTAAAGATGGTCATGTCATCAATGCGTTTAAAAGATATTTACTGAAAATATTACGGGATTAGAATAGTATATCATAAGTTATTTGAATGATATACTAGATCGGGAAGAGGATATTAGATTAGATTATATTAGATTATTCCAAATAAGCATTTGATGCTAGCGGCCCATTTTCACTAAATTGGCCGGATAAGCTATACCTGGTCGGATAGGTTGGCATGTTTGTTAATTTGGGTGGGTTATACATATTATTGTATAATGCATCGTCCTTGTCAAAAGAAGCTTTCCACATATTAACTCCAGTATTGTATTCGGGAGGCGGTGAAAATTTATCAGAAGGAGCCAATAGTTTAGCGCGTGTTCCCACATCGGTTGTTAATTCTGAGTAATTCGGAGCTATGAACGCATATTTTCCAGCATCATCATCTCCCTGGACCTTGTTTATTTCAAGAAATGTATCTGACACGTCACTCGTACTTGGTTTACAACCATAGCAATCTATATCACTTAGACATCTGCCTCCAGTAATAGAACATTTATTATATGGTCCGCACATGTTTTTACAGCTATAGGTTGTATTAATCGGGAGATTCACATTAGCTTCGTTTATAAAACATTCCACTACGTACTCATTTATTAGTAATGAATGCATCCATTTACTTAATCCAAAAAATAATAATACGCTTATTAAGGCGAACATGATAAATACAGATAATTTCATATTTTTCATAATCGGTTATTATATAATATTTATATAATTATTTTCGGGTATTTTGGAGTATTTTGGAGTATTTCAGAGTATTTTGGAGTATTTTGGAGTATTTTGGAGTATTTTGGGGTCGTGTGTAGGTAATTTTTATATCAATTAAATATAACAACAAATGGCACAAATAAACGAAGATATAGATCCAGAATCCGCAATTGATAAAGCACGAAACAGAGAAAATGCGCAAAAAAAAGAGATCAATTGGGCAGGATTGGGTAAAGATATATTATCGTTCTTGTTAAAATTAATCATCATATTTTTAATCGGTTCAAGAATCGTGTTTGCCTGTAAAGTAGCCCAAGCAAATATTTTACCGACTGATCTTGAGTGTATGCCTTATACTCCAGCCCCTGCAGATGAAGAGTCACCTAAATATCAAACCAATACTCCGGAAGCAAATATAGATGTTACACACATATACAATACAGGCACAGAATCATATGAAGCATTTGCTACGATAATTGCATTTGAAATAAATAAATATACCAGACAGAACTACCTTCTAGATAGGTTAAGAAAGATTGAATATGACCCAAATGTAGGCTCCATGGTAAAATATTTATGCGTGGTGATTAAAAATATATTTGTCTTTTACTATGGAATTACTACCAGTCTATTTAATTTTATGAACAGCTATCTAAATGAATCCTTGATATTATTATTGGGGCCGTATTTGTTAATGTATATGTCTATTCTGCTTTATCCTGTAAGTGTCGTATTATGTATTATTTTTTGCATAACAAACTTTGGCTGGTTAATGAAAACCAATAAAAATAATGACGCGGACTATAAATACAAGAGCACTACCGAACCTATTTGGAGATCATGTAACCCATTGTCGAGTATGTACAACTTCCTCGGTACTATTATATATTTGTATATCGGTTTCTTCTTGGCCACTACGTTGTCTATTTCTCCTATACCCGCCTTGATTGGTCTCATATGTATTTTAACCCCCTTGTTTATGAAAGCAAAGATCATTGACCCGACCAACCCCGACAAACCCTTGAAGGATGATGCCACCTATGGGTTTGGTAGTTCAATAGTTGGATTAATTGAATCCAAATTAGATGTTTTCATGTTCATTTTCTGCGTATATACAACATATGCAACCTCCAAAAATTCAACGAATACCATGGCACCTGTATTGGTTGCATTGGCAAGTATATGGTTTTTATATCGAACCATGAAAAATAAACAGCCTCCGCGTTTAGCCACCGAAAATCTTGTAAGTTACGATAGAAATGAGAAGTCCTGTCCTGAGAAAAAACTAACCAAAGCTGAACTGGATTTATTAGAACGTGACAATGAAGATGATAACGCAAGAGACAAACAGGCATACGACGATAGTATTATTGGTCAAATAATTAAATTTTGGGTAACGCTTCCAAAAACAATTTATGATTCGTTATTTGGACCAGACAAGCCTTGCCCCATAGGAGGTAATATGCAGCCTGCTGCTGCGGATGAATCTATAACACCCTCCCCAGAAGTTCCGACACCGGAATTGCCATCTATGCGAACAACAGAAGTTCCGACACCGGAAATTCCATCACTCCCGAAAATACCAAAACAGATGGAAACAATTAAGCCATCTTCCCAAATAGAAATGACACCTCTACGCGGTCAACGTGGCGGTCATTTGCTTCGTAAAATGAAAAAACTAACAGATACATTGAAACGACGAGGTAGTAAATAAATGTATAAAAATAGAATATAAATAGTTAAGCTATAGTTAATTATATTCAACATGGGCAAAAATAATAAACCACTTAGACCATTTGTCAGTATTTGCACACCAACATTTAATCGTCGCCCCTTCTTTCCATTTATCATCAAATGTTTTGAGAATCAAGATTATCCCAAGGATAGAATGGAGTGGATTATTATTGACGATGGAACAGACTCGGTTGAAGATATTGTGACCATTGTCCCTCAAGTAAAATATTATAGATATGAAAAAAAAATGAGTCTGGGTGAAAAGCGAAATTTGATGCACGAAAAGTCAAAAGGATCTATCTTGGTTTACATGGACGACGACGATTATTATCCACCGGATAGAGTGAGTCATGCAGTTGAAACCCTAGAAAAGAACCCTCATGCATTATGTGCCGGTTCAAGTGAAATGTATATCTACTTTAAACATATCCACAAGATGATTCAGTTTGGACCTTATGGCCCGAATCATGCAACGGCAGCCACATTTGCATTCCGTCGTGAGTTGTTGAAGCAAACCAAGTACGATAATGACGCAGCAGTCGGTGAAGAAAAACAATTCTTGAAAAATTATACCATTCCGTTTGTTCAGTTGAATCCTATGAAGACTATTCTTGTGTTTTCACATGTGCATAATTCGTTTGATAAAAAGGTTCTTTTGGATAAGCCAAGTGATTTTGTAAAAGAATCACCTAAACAAGTAACTGATTTCATTAAAGATGATGTCATATTGCAGTTTTTTATGAATGATATTGACAAATTGTTAGATTCATACAAGCCGGGACGTCCTGAAAATAAGCCGGATGTTGTAATGCAAATTGATGCATTGACAAAGGCGCGTCAACAGATGGAAGTACAAATGCAACAGATACAGCAGCAAATGCAAATGCAAATGCAGCAACAAATGAATCAACAAATGGAGGGCATGAAAACACATTATGAGACGCGAATTGCACAATTAACGGCAGAAAATCTCAGCATGAAAGATAAGGTTGAGTATTTGACAAATAAAATCACCACTATTATCAAAGAACAAATCGCGAAAAAAAAACAGGTTGAACAAGTATTAACTTTGACACCGCCAATACAATCCACATAAACACCATCTACATCCCAACCACTTGCATAATGACATGTTAGCTGCAACATGTTATTATGACATCATGTCATCAATGCTTTCGGTTTCGACATATTCAATTCCGACTGCATCTTCTTTTATATATTTATCTAGGTACCTATAAATTCGATTGATATCTAGTTTTGTAATATCACAATTATCAAACATTTCTACAAGTTCCGTGTTGGCGTCATCTAGATTATTCCGCAAATTCAAGAAAAAGGAAAATAAATCCTTCTTGTCCATGGCCAATTGATGACACAATACTTGAATAAAGGTGGAATTATTATATTCTGTTGAATATTTGGTCAACACTTTGGTAAATCGTGTTTCATTCAAGGTATGCTTTGTTTTTTTCTTGGAAGCAGCCGCAGGGGCGTTTAAGAATGATTCATGATATATTTTGTTGTTGTGAAATGTTTTAATAATGGAGCTCATCTCATTAAACTGCCAAATCTGTTTTTGAAAAGTAATTCGGTCAATGTAATCGGCAAAACAAATATTCTGTAAAAGTTTCAAATATAATGGAATATACACGTTCGGCTTCAGTTTTGTAAGAACATCCGCTATATTTTCATGCCACAAAAGGCCCACTATTGTTCGGTCCGTTTCATTCATCAAGGTGCCGTGTGCTTGTATGGGGTATGGATTATTGATTAAATTCTTGGTGATTTGCTTGGTGTCGTCATTATATGATTTCATTTGGAAAATATTTTGAATGATTTCTGTGGTTAATACGTGCTGCTTGTTTTTATAAATATTATAAATAGTGTGCAACTTGCGTAGGTCTCCTTGAATAAATTCATTAATATGTGCAATAATCTTCGGGTCGATATCTGGCATGACTTGATTAATGATCGTATTAATCTGCGTCGTATTCGGTGTGTTTAATTCAATTGGGTTACAGACTTTCATCAGCTCTTTGATCTTCTTGTCTACGTGATAATTGCTTATACAAATAATCGGCGACATGGTCATTTCTTCCTGCTTTTGTTTTTTGGTCTTTTTTGGCCGGATTAATTTAATCAATGTATTGATACCTCCTTTATCCCCGCTGTTCATGCCATCGATTTCATCCATCACAATGACAATTTTTTTGATTTTCTTATTAAACATGCTCATGATATTTTTATCAGACATGTTATGTTTTGTAATCGTATCAATAACTAATTTATTACGCACATCTCCCGCGTCATATTTAATCACATCATAATTCATTTCTTTCAAAAGTTGCATCACAAATGTGGTTTTTCCGCAACCAGGACTGCCATAAATATAAATGCCTTTTTTTACAAGCGGGTCGTTTTTATTGGCCTCAAAGGTTGTTAGCAGTTGCTTTATTTGATTATATTCATTTTCACGATTCAGTATATTATTAAAGTTTAAATTATCCATGATATACTATTCAATCTGTTTTTATATTTATATATTTTGTGTTTATATTTGTGTAGTATGGCATATTTGTTTAGCATGGACAGATTATGATAAACAAATATTAAGCATAAGTCTTACTTATTCACGATGCATGGATTAGGTACACCATAGGTGATTCCATCCCAACTAACATTATTAGAAGTCGCCCAGTTATATTTTGCACAATTACCCGTAGATCCCATAAAGGTAGATGTATTAAAATTCATAGGAGATGTAGCAGCCCCAGCATTATCATTTCTCGTATTTACTACGCATTGGGATCCATCTTTACCAAGGTCTAGCCAATAATCCGGGCATTTGCCCGTTACTGGTGGCCAAGCTTGTTTATTTTGGGCCATGCTAATATTTATACCAATCGTGATTAATATAATTAAAAGTATTACAACCGCCGAGGTCATTATTATTGATTGAATAGACGCCATATATAAATAAAAAAGAATATATTTTTTTATTTCATAGTATATAATAATGAACAAGGTTACTAATGGCAGAATAGATATATTGAGTCCCGACACAAGGTCTTTATTCAACATGTATGATAAAATTCCGGCACATCAATGCACTACTTATAGAAACCCACTTGAAGGGCAATGGGACGAAACACCATTGTCAAAGGCGTATTTTTCTAAAGAAAATATTCAAATTATCCAAAATGGAATCCGGGCGGGTGTGTATGCACAATCCAATAATCAGTATTTAATTGGCCCTCAAGATTGCGATAGTTTAAAAATAGTCATGCGATCCATCTATCTACAATATTCAGCAAATATGCCTGGCCACATTTCCAATCAAATAGAATCACTAAATCAAATGGTGCTTAATTTCTGTATTCAACAAGTATATAGTGAAGCAAAGGGATACATGAAATATCTTAGTGATGCAAGTAATATGTATGACCCTATTGCTCACCCTGTTCTTGCAAAAGAAAATGACAAGGAACTTGTCTTAAAGCCGTGGTTTTAAACCTAAGGCTCCTCCACTAAGATTTTTGTATTTGTTTTTGTATTTGTTTTTAATTTATTGACACCCTGTTTAATAATGGTCTTCTTACCCTTTTCTTTTTTTTCTTTTGTAGTACCCATCATGAGACGCTCACGTTCCTCCGTGTATTGAATATATTCCATGCGTAAATTATCCAATTCAGTGAGCCACATTGTTTGTATTGTGGTTGACTGAAACTTTTCCAATTCAGCCAGTTTGTCACCATGTTCCTTTAATAACTTGGTCACGTTTTCATCTGTTACGCTATCCATGGACATCTTTGTCAAATATTTGAAATCCGCCTCTTTGCCGAGCTGATCATATCCTTTGTTCAAGAGCATTGTGTGGACCTGCTCCTTGGTCTTTTTGCGTAAATCAATCGTGCCATTGATGTTTTCTTGAATATACTTGGCCTTGTTCGATAGCAAGGATACTTCTTGTGAGACGGCTTTGATTAAATACTCCTTGCGCTGCTTGTACAACTCTAGGCGCGTCACGTAGTAATCATCGATGATATCCGTCACACTTGCATACTTTTTCAGCTTGTCATCCGCATCGAACAAGTGCATATTACTATTTGAATTCGTCGTGTATAATTTCAACATCTTTTCCAATCCATTACATCCGTTATCCGACTCTGCGGATTCCAGTTCTGCAAGCTGACCCTTGTTCAACTGAATCGTAAAATCTACGCTGGTATCTTTACACATGTCGTCAAAATCTTTTACGACGGGCGTGATCTTTTTACCACTTGCATCAGCCGTTTCCGTCAACGACTCCAGATGTGCTTTGAAATCGTCAGTCCACAAACCCACTGGCAATTCAGTCACGCGAATCTTATCCACACCAATCGTTTCATACTTGCCTTTAATCAAGTACTTGGCGGATGCGTCCCCATTACTGGAACTCGTATTTGTGTTTGTGTTTGTGTTTGTAATAGTTCCTTGAAATCCTTCGTAATATGGCACAAACGTCATGCTGGCAATTTCTTCCGTCTTATTCAATAATTTGGCTTTCAAATAATCAATAATGTTGAGCGGGTTATAACACATAATATCTGTACTGAAACCCGTGCCAATACCCTTTGCACCATTTACCAAAACCATAGGAATAATTGGCGCATAGAATAAGGGTTCCACAAGCTGACCATCGTCATCTAGATATTTCAATATGTTGTCATCTACTGCTGGGAAGATGGTCCTTGTAATATTATTCAAGAAGGTGAAGATGTATCTTTCCGACGCACTATCTTTGCCTCCTTGTAATCTCGTGCCAAATTGACCACTAGGAACAAGCAGGTTAATATTGTTTGAACCGACAAAGTTTTGCGCCATGCCAACAATGGCTGCGTTTAAAGACGCCTCACCATGATGATACCCCGAATGCTCTGAAACATAGCCCGTAAATTGTGCTACTTTGATTTCGCTGTGCAAGTTCTTCTTAAAAGCAGAATACAAGATTTTGCGTAGACTGATTTTTAACCCGTCCATGAGATTTGGAATACTTCTGTCACAATCATACTTGGAAAAGTGGATGAGCTCCTTGTGAATAAATTCCGTGTAGCTGACATTCTCCTTGTTTGTGTCCAAATAACTCTTGCGGTCGTATTCACCCAACCAATCCTTTCGGTCATCCGCGCGTTTTTTGTTGAACACCATATCAATCGCATTGTCGCTTTCTGTTCCTGTGTGTTCAAAATTGACTATTTTCTTCTTCTCAAAATATTCACGGAATTCCTTGCCTGTGCTTGTACCTAGACCCTTGTAATATTTAATATTCCAATTCGTGTCTTGGTTGTTTGCGTCTTTTAGCCAGTCTTCATATTCGCCATTGTTATAAAACATCAATTCTTGGTTGCCCTTGCGTGCTTTCAAAATCGGCGTGTTCATAAACCCAATGAATCCTGGAATCGCCGCTAGAGTCGGCCAGACGGATTGAAACAAGTTAATGCCCAAACCCTTAATATGACTGCCATCTAAATCCTGATCTGTCATAAACAAGACCTTACCATAACGCAATGACTGATGCACGTCTTCAATACTTTTATATTGCTTTCCCGTCTCTAGCCCTAAAATCTTCTTGATTTCGGTGATTTCTTTGTTATCCGTGATTTTTTTAGTGGTCTCGCCACGCACATTCATAATCTTGCCCTTCATTGGATAGACACCAAATATATTGCGGTCCTCGGAGGACAGCCCTGAAACAATACCTGCCTTGGCTGAATCACCCTCACAAAAGATGATTACGCATAGTCTAGATTTGTCGGTGCCTGCCCAATTGGCATCGATCAGCTTTGGAATACCGCGAATATGTTTGCTCTTGGTCCCATCCGTTTTCTTGGCCGCCTTGTTTTCCTTCACTTCCGTTAATGCACACGCTGCATCCATTACGCCCATCTTGGCCAGTTTTTCAATGAATTTATCGCTGACTACACAAGTTGACCCGAATTTCGCGCTTGGCGTATTCATGAAATCCTTGGTCTGGCTATCAAACGCAGGATTCTCAATATCACAACGTAAGAACAAGATGAGCTGCTCCTTGATGGTATTTGCATTGACGACGATCTTCTTTTTCTTTTCAATAAACGCGGACAATTTGCGTGTGATTTGATTCAAAATATATTCTACATGTTTCCCTCCTTTGCACGTGTTAATTCCGTTGACAAACGATACCTGCTGGAATTCGTGCTCTGCGCTTAAACCCACGGAATATTCCCAGCGTCCATTTTCCGCGGCCTCATATGCACGCGGGCTGTCCTCCTTGGTCCCAATATACATATCCACGTATTGTTGGAAGTTCTTCACAGGAATCAGTTGGGTATTGTATTTTACCTTGAGCGCCTTGTCTGTCACCGCTGCAATATCATAGACGCGCTTCTTCAAAAGCCCAATCATATCTGCGGATAGACCCGCAATACCCAATCTTTGATAGTCGGGTTTGAAGGTGATTTTTGTATACGGCTTATTTTTGCATTTGGTAATAGTTGGCTTGCCGATCACGTCCAGATTATTTGAGAAAGTTTGCGTATATTTTAGCCCGCGCACATGATCAATCGTCTCTATGGATCCGCTTGTTGACCAAATGAGAACCAGCTTGAATCCAAAGCCATTCTTACCGCCAACTATTTTTTTTTCTGTCTTGTCGTAATTTGTGCTGGTGCGCAAGTGTCCAAAGATTAACTCAGGAATCCAAATATTGTATTCTGGATGCATGGCCACATCAATTCCATTACCATCATTTATCATGACGATAGTTCCATCTGGCTCAATATGTACGTCAATGTAGGAGACTGGAACCGCGTCTTGTTGCTGATTTGCAATGGCCTGTAACATACGGACTACGTGGTCGCGACAATTCACAATGCCTTCATCAAACAACTTGTATAGACCTGGAACATACTTGATATTCCTTAGAACAATTTTTTGTGTTGCTTCATCCAATATCCACTGATCGGTATCCACCTCCTCAACCGAACCGATATACGTGTCGGGATTGGCTAGGATATGCTCCTTGTCTGTTTTTTGCTGGTACTTCTGTGCAAGGTCCGTCATCTTAATAGTTTGTATGTTACTAAATAAATACTATTTATTTCAATTTTATTTGAAACATATTTGGAAAGAATTCATATCGATATAATATATGGTCGATATAAATTCTTATTGTGATAATTTAGGGTTGAATGAAAATGGGACGTCAGACATAGTTCGGTTTTGTCCTGTTCCCAGAATACAAGGATTATACTATCCGTCGCAAGCTGATTTATATAGACAATTTAAAAATGAGAATTGTAATATCCAGAAAAAATTGCCTGGGACATTGGGTGGGCGGTATGTAGGCGCTTTGTCCAACGCCATGCGCAAGAGTCAATGGATTGGTTTGGGGGGCGCCGCAAGAGGTCAAACTAGATTTGTTTATAATTCGAATGAATCAGGAATGCGTGAAGGTCAGCCTGGGGGCATTTTGCCACCAATAAGAAACCGGTTTTAGACGAAGATTTATTTAGAGAAACCCCGCGTAAAAGTTTCTATTTTATCCAATCAAAATGTTTTATTTTCTTGTGATATTTTATAATGACTAGACTTTCTAGAGCTGCTAGAGGCAAATATGAAATGGTAATTGGATCGCGCGCACAAGTGATGAATGGAACTGCTCACCACACCACGGGTGGATTGACCAAGGAGAAGCTTTTCCGCACCAAGAATGGACGTATTGTCAGCAAGTCCAAGCACTTTAGCGCAAAACGCGAGAACCGCTTGGTAAAGGCCGGATACGGAACCCGCAAGGGCAAATTTGGATATGTTAAGATTGCTAAATCTAGAAAGCAACGTGGAGGAATTGGAGGAATTAGATACAACTTGGAAGCTGCACCATATGACGGAGAAGGAGTTGGAACCAGTGGGGATGCAGTTCAATTTGAGGCTGGTCAGGCGGGTGGAAAACGCAGCCGCAAGACCCGTCGCCATCGTCGTTAAATGTTTAGAAAAAACATCCAACATATAAAATAATATTAAATTCTCATATTATTTTACATCTTTTATCATTCAAATACCGGTTTGACAATTGTAAATATACAACAAATATAAAAATATATAAGTATAATTTACACCTTTGGACATTTAAGTTCGCACGAAAACAACATAAATAAAACACGTATTATTACATAATGATGAGAGGTTTTTCTAATTGTTCCTCTACGACACATTCGTGGGTGGGTGCTTCCTTGCTCTAAAAGCAATTTAGGCGGTTTCCACAAATTAACCACTCAAAAACGTAATCAAGGCATTTTATCGAATGTGGGTCCCAGACCAACCCAAGTGCTTTCTAGAAAAGCATTCCTAATCCTAAATATACATAGACTGGTCAAATCTAACTTTGAATTATTTAATTAGTATTTTTGTGCGAATTAAAATGTCCAAAGGTGTATATAGTTACAATAATGACTCAAATAGGATTTATTATGTTGAGACATGTAAACAATGAATTAACAAATATATATTGGAATCATTGTTATGATTGTATTCGTAAATATTATCCTGAATATTCAATTCTTATTATAGATGATAATAGTAAATATGAGTATATAACAGAACGAACTTTATATAAAACAACTATTATAAATAGTGAATATCATGGAAGAGGTGAATTATTACCATATTATTATTATTTACATAATAAACTATTTGATACTGCTATTATAATTCATGATTCTGTATTCATAAATAAATATATAGATATGAGTGTAAATAAATATAAATTATTATGGGAATTTGATGCGGATTGTGACAATATAGAAGATGTAAAAAATATGATAAATTTATTTAATGATAAAGAATTGTTAAATTTATATGACAATAAAGGATTATGGAAAGGTTGTTTTGGAGGTATGTCTATCATTACTCATGATTATTTAACATTTATTAATAATAAATATGATATTAGCAAATTATTAGCATGTGTATTAACCCGATATAATCGTTGTTCTTTTGAAAGAGTAATTGCTTGTTTATTACAAAAAAATGAAAAAAAAGAAGAAACGCTATTAGGTAATATACTTCATTATTGTAGTTGGGGAATATCTTTTAAAGAAAAAGATAATTATATGCATTTACCATTTATAAAAGTTTGGACAGGTAGATAAACAATATTTGAAATTAGTTGTGGTAAAAGTTCACCCACTATCAATATATTATCCCGTTCATTCTAAAACCTCACAAAGTTTAGCTAATTAGATGGCAATAAAATAAAAATACATACATCTTCTTTAGAAGAAACATAAAATAATATTAAATTCTCATATTATTTTATAATGAGACATTCAAAAAAACATATGCGTAGCCGCCGCAGCCGTATGAGCAGTCGTCGTAGACGTACTCAACGAAGAACCCGTCGTAGATATGGCGGACAGGCTGCTAGTTATGGTAATGTTCAGCCTGGAGTATATGTTAACCCGGTAGTCCAACAAGCTTCAGCCAATTTGGCTGCTTTGATGGCAAAAAATAAAACTGGGGGCCAAGCTTGTTTGGGAGATCTTACTTGTGGTAGAGGAGGAGTGCCATTCAGTTATGCTAATTATACTAAAGATCTTACAAAAAATGTTAAATTTTAGTGATTCAATAGCAAAAAAATAAATATTAAGAAAAATATAAAATAATATTAATTTCTCGTATTATTTTATAATGAGACATTCAAGAAGAAGTCGACGCGGAGGAGATGGAATTAATTATCAATTAGAACCTGCGCCATATGCCGGCCAAGGTGTTGGAACCAGTGGTGTAGACATTCAATTTGTTGCTGGACAAGCCGGCGGACGTCGTCGTAGACACCGAGGCGGAAGCGGTGTTAACTTGTCATTGTCACCTGCAAATTATGATGGTCAAGGTGTTGGAACTAGCGGTGTAGACATTCAATTTGTTGCTGGACAAGCCGGTGGACGTCGTCGCCGCTCTCGTAGCCGCCGCTCTCGCAGCCGTCGTGGTGGTGCTATGGCTATGTTACCAGTAACTGGCGGACGCCGTACTCGTCGCAGCCGTCGCACTCGTCGCCATTAAGCGTCACGCGGTTCACATATAATATTTTTACATAATTCGAATTACGTAAAAATAACCACTAACAAGTATAATCCACAGCATAATACCATTCACTTGTAATAAACGTGTCAAACACAATGTATTGACTCAAATGATTATATATGTATTTTTCAAAGTAAATTTTGTTGACTATGAGTTTACCCGTGAATAATTTACAATAAAAAGTGTAGGCGTCGTCAAAAGAAATCAAGAGCCCTTCGTTCTTTACGCGGTACTCTTCCTTCATTTTGAGGAGCGCGCTATGTATGTCGCCCTTCTTGTCCCACTTGTTGCATGAAATATTCAAGACATATTTATCGTCCAGCAATTCCACGTTGGGAAAGAAGTGTTTTAATATTTTTAGAACCTCGTTTTCGGGAATATGACTAGACGTGGTGTTTTTAAACAAGACACAAATCTCGTCTATTTCCAGTTCGTTGCCCAAATCGATAGTCATATTTTGCTCCCAAAACTCGATGAAATTGCGGATCAATGGTAGATGCTTGCTGGTAACGTTCAAGAAAGAGTCGGTTGTCTCGTTGTATTCAAACTTTGTCGTGAGGATTTGTTTAAAGGTATTCAAGTACATCATATTGGGCAAAAATAGATTGGTGTGGTGCATCTTCCAGAGATAGTGCATGTGTTTCCATTTTATTTGGTACAACTTGCCGTCTGTTTGCATTTGATTGGTTGTATCGGCAGGAATGTCTAGCATATCTGTGCAAAATTTGTCCACAATGGATTCTTGTGTGTTGTTTTTCAAAAATAAAGTGTATTTTTTTAAATTGTCGCTTGCCTTTGTTCGTAGATATCCGTCCGCGCTTTCGTATCGGTTTGAATAATGTGTTGCAACACACAACATGTCCAGACCAATCGTCGTGTCAATCGTCGTATCGGTGATGTCGTTCATATGAAGCAACCTGCTATTTGTATACTGGTGCGTCTCGTGGTATTTTATGAAATTACGCGTGATGTTGACACAGCCGATGGTGATGTAGGCGCTTGTATCAATCAACGTAATGAGCGGTTTTGCTTTCCCATATACAAAATACATAATGTCTTGATTTTTTTTAAGAATATTATCGCCTAATAACGTCAAGAAATGTTTAGCATGGTCTTTGGAAGGGAAAAACGCAGGGTATAAAATTTTTAAAACCGATTGTATGGTTGCCGATGTTGGTACAGACTGAAGCAGACTTCTCTCTTTAATTTGTTTGATGATATTGTTTTTTGTTTTGTATTTCCAGTCCTGAAGAACCCGGTCTTGAGAGATAATTGTGAGTAGCTTATGTAAAATGTCGTCTTCTTTCACCACATTGTAGTGATTATTATCGTATTCATAAAAGCAGTTATTGTGAGCAAGATAAAAGTAATTGTTCTTACTGAGAAAAACCTGAATAAATATTTGCTGTTCATGGGTCAGCGTGTTTGTGCGCACAATACGCTTTTCGTAGTTTTGTTCTTCATTTTGCAAGGTAGATTCAAGATAGGTATTAATATGACTATCAATACGTTGTAACATGTAGGCGTTGCCTTCATATTTTTTACACAAGTTTTTAATTGTTTCTATACATTTTTCTTCCATAGTGCTCTAGTATACTACGTTGTTTTTATTATACTTTTACAATTATGCTTTTACGCGGATTCATGCAATGTTCACATGGATTGATTTAGTTTAGGAAATAATTCTGTTTTTTCATAAAAATACCTTCTAATGGAAACGATTTAAAGATTTGCGTAAAAATAAAGCATAATGAGCAACTATGCGTTAAATTCCTCAACGACCAACAATGTATTAACTATTAAAACTGTGCAAATTGCGCCTTTCCGCACCTTAATGACGGCATTAAAGGATATTTTGCTCGAAACCAATATTACTTTCCAACCGGATGGTATTCGTATCATTAACATGGACAAGTCGCACACAATTTTGGCCCATTTATATCTAGCCGCCCAGAATTTTGAATTCTACGAGTGCAAGAAAGAGAAGATTATCATTGGTGTCAACATGTTCCATTTGTTCAAG